AGCAATGACCCTTGCAGAGCGCATTCAGGCGCGTCTTGCCGAACTGGCCGAAGAGCGCGCCGCCATCGACGCCGAGCTCAACGCCATCGCTTCCGACCCTGAGGCCCGTGGCCTCGACGACGACGCCGCCCTCACCCGGATCAGCGAGCTCCGTGCCCGCGGCGAGGTTGTGGTCACCGAGATCACGCAGGGCGAGCAGCGTCTCGCTGATGTCGTTGACGCCGAGTCGCGTCGTGCTGCCGCCGCTGCTGCCGTGCCGGCCCCGGCTGCCCTGCCCGCCTTCGCCCGTGGCGCCCACCAGGAGGAGCGGACCTACCGCCCCGACCTTCAGTCCGAGCGGTCGTTCTTCCAGGACGCCTACCTGCGTGGCGAGAACCGCGAGGCCGCCGAGCGGCTCGAGCGTCACATGCGTGAGGTTCAGCTCGAGCGTCGCGACATCGCATCCACCGGGCTCAACGGCCTCGTGCCGCCGCTGTATCTGCTCGACCAGGCGGCGATCCTGGCGCGTGCCATGCGCCCGCTGGCGGACATCATGCCGAAGTACCCACTGCCGGCGCAGGGCATGACCATGTACGCGACTCGCGTCGTGACTGGTAGCGCCACAGCCGTGCAGACCTCCGAGAACACCGGTCCTTCCGAGGTCGATCTTACGACGACTGATATCAGCTTCGGTGTTGTTTCGATCATCGGCGTGCAGGACGTTTCCCGTCAGGCTCTCGAGCGTGGCGCTGTCACCGACTCGCTGGTGATGGCGGATCTCGTCGCCGACTACGCGACGAAGCTCGACACGCAGCTCATCAGCGGCACCGGCTCCAACGGCCAGATCAAGGGCCTGCTCACGATCAGCGCCACCACCGTGTCGTTCACCGGCACCACCGTGGCGTCGTTCTACAGCAAGTTCCTCGGCGCCGCCTCCGGCGTCGCTGGCGCCCGCTTCGCCCCGGCGACGATCGCGATCATGCACCCCCGTCGCTGGCACTGGCTGCTCGCCGCTGCCGACACCACGGGCCGCCCGATCGTGGTGCCGAATCCTGGCGTTGGCTTCAACGTCGTGGGTACCGGTGGCACCGAGTCTGGTGGCATCGCTGGCACCCTCGCCGGCATCCCGGTGCTGCTCGACGCGAACGTGTCGATCACCTCGGGCGCTTCGAACAACGAGGACCGCGTGATTCTGACGCGGCTGTCGGATCACGTGTTTGCCGAGGGCGATCTGATGACGTTCCGCTTCGAGCAGTTCATCACGCCCCCCACGACCATCCGCATGGCGGTCATGGGCTACTCGGCGGCGACGTTTGAGCGGTACACCTCGGCGACGCAGGTGCTCGTCGGTACGGGTCTGGTCGCTCCGACCTTCTGACCCTCTTGATTCCCTCCCCGGCCGGTTTGCCTTGGCCGGCCGGGGAGGTTCCAAGGCACCCAAGGCAGACAAGGCAACTCCGCAATATGGCGAAACCCCAACGGGCGATGGGGCCGTCGGAGCGCGTCGTTATCGGCGTCATCTCCGGGCAACACGTCCACGCACACTGGTCGCGATGCCTCTTCGACCTAGCGATGTACGACTGCTACCGAGGCGCCAAGCGCCTCGGACACGGGCATCCGTCGGCGTGGAACATCGGCACGACACTGATCTTCAAGAGCCGCAACGAGCTCGTCCGGCACTTCCTGAGCCAGACGGCCGCTGACTGGCTGTTGATGACGGACCCCGACCAGACGTTCGACCCGACGCTGCTCGAGCAGTTGATGGCGTCGGCGGACAAAGACGAGCGCCCGGTGATCGGCGTGCCGACGCCGTGCCTCAAGAACGACGATCCTGTAGCGCGCGTGGCGGTGGTGGGACACAACGTGTTCGCCGCCGGGCCCGCACCCGAGGGTCAAGCGGTGCCGTACCTGTTCACGCCGTACGACGACCTGCCGCTCGGCGAAAACACGCTCGTGCAGGTGGCAGCGATCGGCACCGGCATCATGCTGGTGCACCGCTCGGTGTTCGAGAAGATCCGAACCTTCGTCACCGACGCCGGCATGGGCGACCACTGGTGCTGGTTCCAGACCCCGGTCTACCCGCCGAACCTCGCCGAAGGCGAAGACATCTTCTTTGCACGCATGTGCGTCAACGTCGGCGTGCCACAGTTCGCACACTGCGGCATCAAGACCGGACACATCAAGCCCATCGTCCTCGACTCATGGACGATGCCATACGAACGGTTCTCGATATGAGCGCCCCGCTTGTGACGTTCCTGTGCCCGAGCCGAGGCCGGCCGGAGTCGCTGCGCAGGTCGATCGAGTCACTACGCGAGACGGCGTACGATCCCGAGTGCTTTAATGTGTGGGTCTACGCTGATAGCGACGATCCGTGCCGGCGCGAGTACATGGACGATTGGTCCACACCGTCAATGGTGCGCCAGCGAGAAGCGCAGTGCGCGGTACACATCGGACAGCCGCGTGGGTATTCGCGTCTTCACGAATGCATTGCCGAACTACTTGACACGACGGGCGACTGTTGCGGCCCCTGGCTCTGGCTCTGGAACGACGACGCGCTGATGACCACCGAGCGGTGGGACATCCAGCTCCGCAAGTACCCGCCGAACCTGATCCTCAACCCGGACACCAATCACCAGTCGCACGCCACCGGGCTCAACGTCTTTCCGGTCATCCCGACGGCATGGGTCGAGCTCGTCGGCTGGGCGCGCGACGGGGCCAACGATACGTGGTGGCAGTTCATCGGGCAGAAGCTCGGCGGGCAGGTCAACCTGCCAGTGTTCATCACACACGACCGCAGCGACCTGACCGGCGGCCACGACGACGCCACGAGGGCTGGCAACAACTACAACCCCGACACGTTCTGGTCCAACGAGACACAAGCGGCAATTCACGCCGACGCCGTCCGCATCGCGGAGGTGTTCGGGTGAGGGTCGGATTTGTTGGACTGGGCAAGCTCGGCTTGCCTGTCGCTTACGCCATCGCATCCCACGGTCATCGTGTCGTCGGCACTGACGCCAACCCGGCCGTCAAGGACTACATCGCCAACCGCAGTGTGCCCTACCGTGAGGCCGGGCTACAGCCACTGCTCAACGCCTACGAGGTCGGCTGGCGGGACACCGTGCGCCAGGTGGTCGACGACAGCGACGTCGTCCTCATCGCCGTGCAGACGCCACACGATCCCGCCTACGAGGGCGTGACGCCGGCACCGGAGCGCCGCAAGGACTTCGAGTACGGCTACCTCGAGCAGGCGTACCGCTCGGTGTGTCGAGAGGTGCAGGCACCGACCACGGTCGCAGTTATCTCGACGGTGCTGCCGGGGACGATGCGGCAGCGGGTGTTGCCGCAGTGCCACAACCCTGCGGTGACGACGGTCTACAACCCGTTCTTCATCGCGATGGGGACGACGGTGCAGGACTTCGTGCGACCCGAGTTCGTAATCATCGGCGAGCAGCAACCCGGCGACGCCGATGACCTCGTCGCACTGTATGAGAGCATCCATGACCGGCCGCTCGTGCGTAAGTCCGTCGAGTCGGCCGAGCTCGTCAAGGTCGCCTATAACGGCGTCATCAGCGCCAAGATCGTGCTCGCCAATTGGATCGGCGAGATATGCGAGAAGACGGGCGCCGACGCCGACGAGGTGCATGACGCACTGGCGCACGCAACCGACCGGCTCTGGTCGCCCCGGTACTTCCGTGCCGGCATGGGTGACGGCGGCGGCTGCCACCCTCGGGACAGCATCGCCCTGTCGTGGCTAGCCGAACGACTCGACCTGTCGGTTGATGTCGGCGGGTTTGTGACCAAGGCGCGTGAGGATCACGTCGGCTGGCTGGCACAGATGGCAGAGGACTGGTCGACACTGACGGGCCTCGGGATCTGCGTGCTCGGTGGCGAGTACAAGCCAGACAGTGACCTAATGACCGGCTCACCATCAAGGCTCTTGGCGGAGACGCTGCGTCGCAATGGCTGCGCGAGTCTATGTGGGGCCTATCGGCATCCGCCTGAAGCGACCGCAGGGCGACCGTGCGTGTTTGTCATCGGATGCAAGCACAGCGATTACGCCGAGATGGTGTTCCCGCAAGGCTCCGTGGTGCTCGACCCGTTCGGCTACATCCCCGACCAGCCAGGCGTGACCGTGAAGCGGATCGGCAGGAAGTGATGCGCTCGTGCCTCTGACAAACTGCTACATCACCCTGAACGAGATGCGTGAGCACTCGACGATCCCAGACGTCAACGACGACGCCACGCTCGAGCCGGCCATCACCGCAGCATGCCGTGCGATCGACGACCACTGTGGCCGCTTCTTCTACGACGCTGGATCGGCGACCCCTCGCACCTTTCGACCGATCGACTACTACACGGCGCACGTTTGGGACTTCCACACGACGACTGGACTCGTGGTCAAGATCGACGACGACGATGATGGCGTCTACGAGACGACGATCGCCGCCACCGAGTACGAACTCATCGAGGCGCCCGGGCCAATACAGGTCGCCCGACCGTACGGCGTCATCCGGCTCGTCGAGGGCGATCTGTTCCCGATCCACGGCCACCGTCGCAACGTACTCGAGGTGACGGCCCGCTGGGGCTGGGCTTCCACGCCCGACGTGGTCAAGCAGGCAGCGCGCATCCTCGCCCTCGACGTGTGGAAGCGGAAGGACGCACCGTTTGGCGTGACAGGCACCGTGGACTTCGGGCCGTTGCGCATCGGGCGTGACGTGTTCGCCGGCGTGTCGGCGCTGCTTCAGCCCTACCGCCGGCCCGAGTTCACCGTCGGGTTGGCATGACGACGACGATCGCTGACGTCGTCGCCGGCATCGGCGAGGTGTTGGAGTCTGCTGGCTGGCGGACCTACCTCTATCCGCTCGACAACCCGTCGCCGCCCTGCGCTGTCGTGTACCCGCAGGCCGGGAACTTCGAGACGGCGATGGGGCTCGGAACCGACGAGTGGACGTTCATTGTCGACGTCATGTGGCCGACGAACAGTGATCGCGCAGCCTGGGATCAGGCGTACGCAGCGATGGACGCCAGCGGCTTTCGCACCGAACTGGCGGCCAACCCTCGGGTCAACAACAGCGGCTGTGACGTTGCGGTGACAGGCGTCGAAGTCGGCCAGTCGGCCGACGAAGAGTTGCCGCGCTACCTCAACGCACGGTTCACGCTGCGTGTCCTGATTGATGGCTGACGTCACCGTCATCACGCCGGCCATCCTCGAGCGCCGGGACAACTACCTACTCGAAGCGGTGGCAAGCGTCGAGGCGCAGACGGCGCCGGCGGCTGCGCACCTGATCGAGTTTGACACCGAGCGCCGGGGCAACTCGTTCATTCTGAACGCGTTGGCCGAACAGGTCGAAACCGAGTGGCTGGTGCTGCTGGCCGACGACGACACGCTTCACCCTAACCACATCGAGCGCTGCCTGTCTGTCAGCGACGACGCCGACGTGGTCTACCCGTACGCCGACATGAGCTCGTGGCCAGAGACGTCCGTGCAGCGCAGCCTCATCAACGCACCCTGGGACCCGGTGCGCATCTGGAAGCTGAACTGGATTCCTGGTGGATGCGCGCTGATCCGCACGTCGATGTGGCGCAGGGTCGGTGGCGTGTCGACGGTGCAGCGACACCGACACATCCACGACTGGTTGATGTGGCAGGACATCTGCAACGTCGGCGGGCGCATCGTATGCCTGCCCGAAGAGCTGTGGTTCTACCGCTACCACCCGAACCAGATGGAAGCACTCGTAGATGGGCGGCGCTGATGGGGACGAGCCGTTCTGTCGCCGAGCTCGAGGCGAAACTCAAGCGGTTGCCGAAAGAGATGTCTGAGGCAAACGAGGTTGCCGCCCGTCGCATCGGTCAGTTCGGCAAGACGCAGTTCCTGCGCCAAGCGCAGGCGGATAACCGCGGCAAGCTGACTATGCGAAACGTCGGCAAGCGCGGGATCAAGCTGGGCGTGTCGTACAAGATCGACGGACCGCCCGAGCGCAAGACGCTCGAGTTTAAGCCCTCGAGCGGTCGCATCGGGTGGCGCATCCTGCAAGGTGGCGCCAAGCCGCACGTCATCACGTCGAAGTACGCCGGCGGGTCACGCAAGTCGCGCGCCAATCGCGTCGAAGCTGGGCAGCCACTGCTGCGTGGTGGTGGCCGTGGGGGACGTGCCGTGCTGAAGATCGGCGGGCAGTCTCGCCGCTGGGTGAAGCACCCCGGCGTGAAGGCCAAGAAGACCTGGACGAAAGCATCCGACGTCGTAGCCAAGGACATCGCACTCAAGGAGTACCGGGACCAAGTGCGCTCAAAGCTCGCCAAGGTGTTCTAATGCGCGTTCTCGTCGTGCATCCTGGGCCCCATTTCAGCGTGGCCGACGTTCATAACGGGATTGTCAAGGGCCTCAGGCAAAACGGCTGTGAAGTCGTTGACCTGAACTTCGATCGCTACCTCGACTTCTACTGTGGTGCGCATCTCGAGAACGTTGACACCGGCGAATGGGTGCAGGCGTTCGACCACGAGACGGCAGTGCGCAACGCCGCACGGGCGTCGATCGACTCGGCTTGCTACCAGTTCTGGCCCGACGTGGTCATCGTGGTGTCTGGCTTCTTCGTGCCGCCCGAGCAGGTGGCGCTCATCCGCAGCCGCGGGCACCACACAGTGTTTTGGGCGACCGAGGAGCCATACGAACACGAGCGCCACCGCTGGATGGCTGAGGCGTTCGACACGGTCGTCGTCAACGACCCATGCAACCTCGACTCACTGCGCCAGCTCAACGGGCGCACCTTCTACGTGCCCCACGGCTACGATCCCGACCTGCACCACCCTGGCCCCAACCGCAACCGCTTCGTTGACTTCGGCTGGGTGGGCACGGCGTACCCGTCGCGCGTCCGCTTCCTCGAGCGCGTCGACCTCGACAACATGATTGTCGAGCTGGCGGGCAATTGGGAGGCAGTCGGCGACGACTCGCCGCTGAAGCCCTACGTCACCTCCGCCTACTGCATCAACAACGCCGAGGCCGCCGACCTTTACCGACGCAGCAAGATCAGCGCCAACATCTACCGCAAAGAAGCGGACCTCGGTCACAACGATGGTTGGGCGATGGGGCCACGCGAAGTCGAGCTCGCCGCCTGCGGCACGTTCTTCCTGCGTGAGCCTCGCGGCGAGGGAGACGAACTGTTCCCGATGTTGCCGACGTTCCAGACGCCGGCCGAGTTCTCAGACGCTTTGCGGTGGTGGCTGCGCCATGACCGTGAGCGTGACAGTGCAGCCGCCAAGGCCCGTGAGGCCGTAGCGGATCGCACCTTCCAAGCCCTGACCGCGGACGTGCTGCGGCGGATTCCCACAAGCAACTAACCAAGGGAGACGCCACTAATGGCACGCATCCACGGCCAACGCGGCCGCCTCTACATGGGCATCACCTCGGGCGGCACTGCCGAGCCGATCACGTTCCTCAACTCCTGGTCGCTGAACTTTGCGACCGACACCGTCGAGGTGACGGCGTTCGAGGACACGACCAAGGTCTACGTCGCAGGCAAGCCCGACGCGTCGGGCACGTTCGCCGGCTGGTACGACGACGCCACCGCGCAGACCTACACCGCCGCAACCGACGGCGTTGCGCGACGCTTCTACCTCTACGCGGATAACACCGCTACCGGTAAGTACTTCTTCGGTACTGGCATCTTCGACTTCAATGTCAAGGGCGGCACCGGTGAGGCAGTGTCGATTACCGGCAACTTCCGGGCTGCGTCCAGCGTCAACAGGGTCGGCTAACCGACCAGAAGGGACCAACCGACATGGGTTGGCAAATCAATCACAACGGCAAGACGTATCGCGAGGGCGACCTCACGATCAACGACGCCGAGGCCATCGAGAAGCTTCTCGGTGCGACCTGGTCAGAGATTCATCCACTCAGGTCTGCCAGGCACGCCAAGGTGGTGGCGGGGTTCGTCATTGCGCAGGGCGAGGGACGCGACTACCAGGAGGTGGTCGCCGAGCTAGGCACGATGAAGACAAACGCCTTCTTGGCGCTTGTTGGCCCCGAGGGTGACGATCTCCCTGATGTTTGGGAGGACGGGGTCCCTCAGACGGCGGCCGCACATGGGACGGATGGGTAGCCGTCTTCGGCGCTCCTCCGTGGTGCTGGCCGCCGACGGTGACCCGACAACAGAAGCTGCGCGACCTGTTGCTGATTCAGGCGCGCATGGCAGCGATGGGCGGTGACGACTAGTGGCGCTTCTTGAACGGCTGGTCCTCGCCCTCGAGCTCGACGCCAACGGCGCCGTCGCGAACGCGCGCCGGTTTGAGCAGGAGATCGGCCGGGCGCTGACGCCGGTCGAGAAGTTGCAGCAGCAGCTCAAGCTTGGGTTCCAGGTCGGCGCTGGCGCAGCGGCGGGCGCGTTCTCGGTGGCTGCCATCGGCGGCGTGGGGCAAGCGCTCATCGCCTCAGCGCAGGCCGCCGAGGCGGACGCCAAGTCGAAGATCGTGCTCGAGCGCACACTGCGCAACGTGGCCGGCGCGTACTCGGGCACGGTCAACGCCGTTGAGGACTTCATCGAAGCGACGCGCGCATCGACCGGTATCGACGACGGCAAGTTGCGCAGCGTGTTCCAAACGCTGGTGCGATCGACTCGCGATGTCGACGAAGCACAGCGACTGCTTACCACGACGCTTGATGTCTCAGCCGGCACCGGTCGAGATGTCGAGACGGTGGCGACCGGCATCACCAAGGCGTACGAGGGCAACGCCGGAGCGCTGGCGCGCTTGATCCCCGAACTGTCGGATGCCGTGCGTGAGGGTGCCTCGTGGAACGAGGTGCTGCGCGAACTACAGGCGACCTACGGCGGTACGTCCGCCGAGGCTGCGCAGTTCTCAGCGACTGAGCGGCTGAAGTCCACCTACGGCGAGTTGCAGGAGACCGTCGGCGGTGGCCTCGTCGGCGCGCTAGGCCAGGCGGCCAGCGCGATCGACCGGCTCAACGAGGCAGCGGGCCGCGCGTCTGACGGTGGCGGCGAGCTGAGCAAGACGGCCCAGGACCAGCAGCGCAACGCGCTCGGGCTGGCCGTGGCGTTGCAGTCAGTCGGCGGTCCCCTGTCCTTCCTGGGCAACCAGATCCGTGACGTGTCGCAAGAGCAGACCGAGGCGGCGACCACGACCGCTGCATTCCGCGACGCGCAGCAGGAGTTCCGCCAGCGCTTCGAGGCGACCAGTGATGCGATCCGTGCATCGCGCGGCATCCCACTGCGCTACGCCGAAGAGGTGCAGGTCCTCGGCAACGAGTTCACCGAGGCGGCGTTCAAGGCGCTTGACCTCGGCAACGCCATGTCGGCTGCCCTGGGCGCGCTCGGCAAGGAAGACTCGTTCAACAGCGCGCTCGAGCAGTTGACCGAGGTCCGCACCACCGGCGCTGCCGCTGCGCGCGCTCGGGTGCTGTCTGAGTTCGAGATTGAATCGGCGGCCCGCTCTGTGACGCGTGCCGAGGAAGAGCTTGCCGAGGCTGAGCAGAACCTCGCCGACATCCGCCGTGGCGCCAGCGAAGAAGACCAGCGGCGCGCACAGTTCGAGATCGCCAACGCTGCGCAGCGCAGCCGGGTGGCGCAGGTGCGGCTGGCCGAGGCCGAGAACGAGCTGCGCCGTGCGCAGTCCCGTGGCACCGTCGCCGACCAGACGAGGGCGCAGCTGAACTACGAGCAGGCGTTGCTCGACGTGCAGGGCGCGACCGAGGATCAGAACGAGGCGCAGAAGCGGCAGAACGAGCTCAACGACCGTGGGCGTGAAGGGTCCAAGCAGCTCGCCGATGCGGTGCGACGTGTCGAGGATGCACAGTTCGGCGTGAAGTCGGCCTATGAGGCCCAGCGGCGCCTGTTCGAGCAAGACGCCGCTTCTGGCGGCGGCCCCGGTGCGTCGGTTGGCCGGTCGATGGAGTCGGCGTTCAAGAGCGCGCAGAAGGCTGCGACGGACATCGTGACCGAGATGGTCAAGGCCGGCAAGCCGATGGACGAGATCATCGGCAAGGCGAACGAGTTGCGGGTCGCCAACCTCGAGGCCGGCAAGGCGGCAGGTCTGCCGCAGTCGCTGCTCGACCGAGCCGACGCATACTACGACTACCTCATCGCCCTGGCCCGATATCAGAACTACCTAAACACCACGTTCAAGCTCGGTCAGGACCCCGACGGCTACGAGGGCCTGTACCTACAGCAGGGCATCGACAGTGCCCGTGGCCGCTTCGAGGCGTCGGGCCGTGCCGCTGGCGGCGCGGTCAAGGGTGGGATGCTCTACGAGGTCAACGAGAGTCGACGTGAGTACTTCAAGCCGAACGGCTCCGGGACGATCTTCCCGCTGGGTGCCGGCGGGATGGGCACCGGCACCGTCGTGATCGACGCTCGTGGCGCCGTGATCGCCAACAGCGTCGACATGGAGCGGCTCGTCACCGATGCCATCGAGCGCGCACGCAAGCGAGGCTGGAACTAGTGTCCTGGCGCGCGTCGCAGTATCCGGACCTGCGGGTGTCCATCGCGTTCGACACCACTGACCCCATGACGGCGTCGCCGACCTGGACGCTGTTGTCGGCGAGCGACGTCCGTTCGGTGCGCATCCGCCGCGGCCGGTCGGACGAGACGCAGCGCTTCAACGCCGGCACGGCCACGGTGGTGCTGGACAACCGAACCCGCAAGTTCGACCCCATCTACAGCGCCGGGACCTACTTCGGGAAGCTGCTGCCGCTCAAGCAGATCAAGGTCGAGGCGGTCTGGAACTCGACCACCTACCCGATCTTCCGGGGGCTGATCGAAGGGTGGCCGCAGGAGTACCACGAATCGAACCGTGAGGCGACGGTCGAGCTCGTCGCCAATGATGCGTTCGAGCACCTGAGCAACTTCGATTTGCCGGACCTGTCGGGTGTCCTGAGTGGGCTCGGCACGGTGAACTTCTGGTATCCGCTCGGCGACGACAACACGGGCGAGCTCTACAACACGGCCGTCGACCTGACCTACGGCCAGAACGGCGCCTACGCTTACGACGACATCACGTCGCTTGTCGACTTCCGTCAGCCGCCGCTCGTCGGCGACGGCTACTCGGTGCGGCTCACTGGCGGCGGGCACATCAAGCTCTCGTCAGCGACGCTGCCAATCATCCTCGAGTCAACCGGCTTTCTCGGCGACGTCGACTACACGATGGCCTGCGTGTTCTCACACAACGGCAACCCCGCCGGCGTGGCGTGCCCGATCCTCGACTCGACGAGCGACTACACCGGGGCGAGCACGCGCGTGGAGATCTACGCCGACGGCACCGTCGGCTACACGGTCGCCGCTGGCGTCGCGACGGCTGGCGTGGCGAGCACGGTGACGGTGACCGACGGTAAGCCGCACAGCATTGTTGTCATGCGTGACAACACAACGCTGCAACTGTGGGTCGACGGCGTCTCACAGGGGACGGCCACAATGGGTGGAGCGGTCCGGGCGAGCGCCGACTACATCCAGGTCGGCAACTACATCAGCCGCTACGACGGCGTCACCGGCCTCGACGTGCCGGGGCTGGTGCCGTTCAACGGCAACGTACAGCACGTCGTTCTGTACAACGATGTGATGAGCACGGCCAACGCAGCGGCGCTCGGCGGGTGGCTGATCGGCTGGGCGAACCAGTCGTCAAGCGATCGCATCGGCAAGATCCTCGATCTCGTCGGCTGGCCGTCGTCGCTCCGCTCGATCGAGACGGGACAGACGACCCTCGCCGCTACCAACCTCGCCACGTCGGCACTCGCCGAGGCGCAGCTCGTCGAGACGTCGGAGAACGGGCGGCTCTTCGTCGACCGCTCCGGCAACGTGGCGTTTCACAACCGAGTGCGCGACATCACGTCGGCCGCGCCGACGGTCACGTTCGGCACGACCGACAGCGCGACGAGCGTGCAGGTCATCGCCGGCTCGACGAGTCTGCGCTATGACCGCGACTACCTCGTCAACGATGTGACCGTGACGGCCCCGGCGGCGTCCGCCACGGCGAGGGACGCGACGTCGATCACGAGCTACGGCCGTCGCCGCCAGTCGCGCCAGACGCTGCTGCGGACAGCGAACGACGTCCGGTCGTTGGCCGAGTTGGTTGTGCAGGACTACAAGGACCCGAAGGTGCGCACCGACGGTTTTCAGGTGCGCCCTGCTCGAGCGCCTTCGACGGCGTGGCCGATCGTGCTCGACCTCGAGATCGGTTCCAAGGTGACGCTGTCTCGCACGCCGCAGGCGCTTGGTTCTGCGATCTCACAGACGCTCGTCATCCAGTCGGTTGAGCACAACCTCGAGACCGGCGGCGACTGGTCCGTGAAGTTCACCGGGTCCCCGTACGACACAACGTCGTACTGGACGCTCGGCACGTCTTCGTTCGATTCGGCGACGAAGCTCTACGCGTAGGGGTGACTGTTGGCCTGGACGAACCCGACCACCCGCTCGACGGGCAACACGATCACGGCTTCCATCTGGAACGCCGACGTGGTCGACAACCTCGACTGGTTGGCGCACGAGTCCTCCGGCGGCGCTCCGACGGCGTGCGCGTACAACTCGGCAAACTTCTCGGTTGCCAACAACACGCTGACGGCCGTCACGCTCAACTCCGAGCGCTGGGACATCGGCGCCTGTCACTCGACGGTCACCAATACGTCGCGACTGACGGTGCCGGCGGGCGGCGGCGGCCTGTACGAGATCGGCGCGTGCCTTCAGTACGCGGCCAACGCAACCGGCATCCGATCGACGTCGCTGCGGCTCAACGGCACGACGACGATCTGGGCAGTGTCGGACAACAACCTGTCGGCCAACGCGATCACGCACACACTGCACCGCATCTACCGCCTGGCGGCCAGCGACTACGTCGAGGTCTGCGCCTATCAGACCAGCGGCGGCAACCTGAACGTTGAGGCGGCGAGCAACTACAGCCCCGAGCTCTACTTCCGCTGGTGCGGCGTGTGACCCGGCTCGACGACCTCTACCTGTCCCGCCAGCTCTGGGGCGCCAACCCGCTGCACTGCACCGCCGGGACCTACTTGGGCGCCGGCGCTTTCCACGGCGCCGTCATCCACCACGACGTCATCCCGTGGACGCCGACGGCCAACGCAGCGGATGTGGCGCGCCACGCGCGACGGGTGCAGTCGATCCGCCCCGATCTGCCGGGCAACACGAGCGGCGAACCCGAGTGGCCGTACAGCTTCGGCATCGCCGAGCACACTGACCCGGACAAGGCGTGGACGGTCGAGGGCCGTGGTGCTGGCCGCTCGGGTGCGCACACTGCCGGGTACAACTTCACGCGCTACGGCATCGTGATCTTCGGCGACCGCACCAACCAGCCGCTGACGCCCGGCATGATCGCCGCCATCCGGCACCTGTGCTGGAAGCTGTTCGGCGACCGCAAGGTCGAGGTGACGCTCGGGCACCGCGACACGGTCGCGACCGGCTGCCCTGGCGACGCCGTCTACGCGCAGCTCAGCGCGCTGCAACCCCCGTTCATCCCTTCGGTTGATGGAGACGACGACATGAACCAGGCCACCTTCTCGGCGTTCCTCGCGCATGCGCTCGGCGGCACCGCCAAGGTCGGACTCGACGAGCGCGTGTACGTGACACTGCGCGACGGCAACGACTACCCGGTGGGTTCGGTGCTCCACTACACGCACCTCGAGGCGCAGGACGCTGCGATCGCGGCGCGCGCTGGCGTGCAGGGTTCGGACGTTTCCGTGATCGAACTGGTCGACGAGCTCGGGCGGCGACTCTCTAACGGATGATGTTGTCCGTCCGTTGATCCGCTAGGTGGCCGAGCGTTCGTTCATAGTGTTACGATCGTGGCCAACGCGAGTGGGGCCGGCGTAGCTACAACTACCCGGCCCCCGACCGACAAACCCCCAGGAGGTTTGCCGATGAGCCACCGTAGCGCACCCGATCGGCAGGCGGCCAAGTGGGCGGCCGAGTGTGCCTGATGCATTCGCCGCAGTGCCGACCTGGGCTGTCGACCTCGGCATCGTCGCAGCGATCATCTCCGGCGTCGTCGGCGCCATCTATGCCGTCGGCCGGCTCAGCGGGTCGACGATGAAGTGGATGTGGACCGGCTTTGAGTCGGCCGTCAAGCGGGCAACCGACGACATCCGCGACGACGTGTCTGAGCTCAAGCACCTGACCAAGCACCACCTCGGCCCCAACGGGACGACGACGCCGATGCACAAGCGCATGAAGCGGCTCGAAGAGGTGCACGGGATCAAGGACGAGGCCGACGGTGACGGCGCGTGAACGTCTCGAGGACTGGGTCGCCCGTGTCGACGCGCTCGACGTCGGCGATCAGCGGGGCCCGATGGGCCCCGGCGGACTCGTCATCGGTGGCGTGTGCTGGAAGTGCATGAGCACGGAGGCGACGACCGAGCTCGGCGTGTGCGCCTCGTGTCTCAGTTGGCTGCGATGCGAGGACCTTGGTGCTGCCTCTGCGGACACGACACCGACGACGACCTCATCGAGCACCGAGGACTCACCGCTAGGCCTCGTTGGTCCTGCCGTGACAACGCCGCCTGCCGGACGAGGCGAGGCGCGTGACTGACTTCGCCGCCGAGCAGGCATGGCGCTCGGTGTCCCGCAAGTGCGGCACCTGTTTGGCCCTGCACGCCCTGCCCGACGACTACCGCGCCGAAGTGATCGCAGCCCTTGAAGGCCACGTGATCTCCACGCGTGCGATCGTCGAGCAGATCATCGCCGACGGGCACGACACGCGCAGCGGCTTCTCAACATGGGAGCGGCACCGCGCTGGTTGCTGCAATCCGCACATCCGCCGTTACCTAATGGGCGAAGGTCCGTATGGCGTTCGCGGATAGAGCGAGCGCGCGTGACCTGCCCGACAGGCTCGGGCAGCTTGCCGAGCTGCTCGAGCGCAAGGGCATCAAGCCCGAGGACATCGGAAAGGTCAACCGCATCTCGGCGTGGCAGACCGGCTACAAGGACGCCGACGGCGAAGCGCAGACGCTCGACCTCGTTGGCATTCAGTTCTCACCGTCGTGGGACGAGGGTCCGCAGTGGCCGGTCGCCCAGCAAGCGAAACCCGTTACCGTTAAGGGTCGCAGAGCGCAACGGTTAACGGAAACGACGACCCGCACCGCGCTCCTACTCCCCGACGCTCAGGTGGGCTACATCGGCGACGAGCCGATGCACGACGAGCAGGCGCTCACGCTCGCCGTCGAGCTCGCACGCAGCATCCAGCCGACCGACATCGTGCTTCTGGGCGACATGCTGGACCTTGCCGGCATGTCCCGGTTCGGCGGGCCGCCGACGCTGACGCAGCGGGTGCAGCCCGCGATCGACCGGCTACACGAGTGGATTGCCCAGGTGTTC